GATGACATTTTGTGTGGATATAAGGGACGCACGTTCTGGTTCGAGCTGAAAAGCGAATCAGCGGTGAGCAAGAAAACAGGCAAGGTGCTTGAGTCAGCAAAGAAGCAAAGCCAGAAGAACCTAGAGGCAACATGGACCGGGCATTATGCGATTGTGTCGAGCCTGGATGAGATTTTAAGGGAGGTTGGGATATGAGCGAAATGAACAGAGCGTGGGCAGCATCAAAGGTTGGAAGATTTCACGGAGACACCGAATTAAGAAAGCAGTTGAAGGACGCTTTTAAATCTGGGTGGGAATATCGTGGTATTACTGAAAACAAACGAGTTGCCAAGTTATCTGCAAAAATTCAAGATATCCGAGATTTGTGCAGCACTGGATATGAAACTAAAGAGGAGTTTTCCAGGGGGGTTTCTGCTATTTTGGATAAGGATGGCGGGATATGACAAAAAACATCACAAATACTTGACACTGACACAATTTGTCTGTATGATGAGAATATAGCCTAATTCTCAGAGGATAACATGCAGGCAAGGCGGTGTCAGCAATGCAATTCGATTCTCTCCCGATACAACACACAGCCCGTGTGTTTTCGCCACGCCTCGCATCCGGATTTTCTTTTGTACATAAACACAACACCAGTACGCGAAACAACGACCTGTTCCAGCCGATCAAATATCGGGCTTGAACAGGTTTTTTTTGACTATTACGGGACGGTTGAATGATGGCACAGAACATGTTTAGCCCAGGTCAGACAGCAACGACTGAGGCATACCGCAGCAACTACGAGCGCATTTTCTCAAAGCAAAAGCAACACGAAGATGAGCCGGAGGACCTTTCGTATCTCACTGACACGTATCTGAATGAAGGGCGGAACTAACATGGCAGAACAAAAAGGGACGTATGTGATGGCCAGGGCTTGCGTGTGTGGACACTCCGTCTTTTCGCAATCTAATGCCATGACTGGGATTGCGTGGTGCACTAAGTGCGGCGCAGTATATAACACGATGGGGGTTCTTGATCCCATTGTTGTATGGAAAGAGGAAGAATAGAGATGGCAGCGGGCAGGCCCTTGAAGTTTAAGACCGCTAAAGAACTGAAAGACAAGTGCGACGCATTCTTTGCCAAGATGGACAAAGAGAAGCTCCCATACACAATTACCGGCCTCGCTCTCGCGCTACAGACAAGCAGAGAGACGCTTTGCGAGTACTCAGAGCGTGACGAATATGTTGACACCATAAAAGAAGCGAAGATGAAATGCCAGAATTACGCAGAGCAACGCCTCTATATGGGCAGCCAGGCGGCGGGGCCGATCTTTGCGTTGAAGAACTTTGGGTGGAGCGACAAGCAGGAGATAGATCATACTGGCAAAGTTTCTCTCAGTTTCACGTCAGACGATGAAAAATGCTTGTAATTGTCAGGCAAAATGGAGCAAATAGCCTCTTGATTTTATAGGGGTTGGTGTCAAGAAATTCGGGGGTTGCATGTTAGGCAAAATGGAGCGGAATTGGAACTGACAGCCAAACAAAAACAAGCGGTTCAGTTGATGGGTGGAAGCGAAACCCACGACTTGCTCTTTGGTGGAAGCCGTAGCGGCAAGACGTTTCTTATCACTCGCACGCTCGTCCTGCGCGCACTGGCCGCTTCTGGCTCTCGTCACGCTGTCCTGCGTTATCGTTTCAACCACGTTAAAAGTGCCGTTGTTCTTGATACCTTCCCCAAGGTGATGAAGCTTTGCTTCCCTGGCGTTTCTGCTCACGTCGACAAGACTGACTGGTACGCCGAGTTCCCCAACAAGAGCCAGATATGGTTTGGCGGCCTGGATGACAAGGAGCGCACCGAGAAGATTTTGGGACAGGAGTACGCTTCTTTGTTCCTGAACGAGTGCAGCCAGATTCCCTACAGCTCCCGCAACCTAGCAATCACTCGGCTGGCACAACGGGCAGAACGTGATGATGGCAAGGGGCCGTTGCGGCTGAAGATGTACTACGATTGTAACCCTCCATCTCAGGCGCACTGGACATATCAGCTATTTGTGAAGGGCAGAGACCCGCAGGATAAACAACCTATCGCGGCCAGCAACTACGCCAGCATGGTGATGAACCCCACGGATAACGTGGACAATCTGCCAGCCGAATACCTAGCAACCCTTGAATCGCTCCCGGCAAGACTGCGAACCCGTTTCCTTGAGGGGCGGTTCCTTGATGACACCGTGGGCGCATTGTGGACCATTGAAGGGATCGAGACTTGGCGTAAGGTCAACAAGCTGCCCGACATGCAGCGAATAGTTGTGGCGGTTGACCCTTCTGGCTCAGAGGACAAAGACAACGCAGACAATGACGCTATTGGAATCGTCGTGGCAGGGCTTGGTGTGGACGGGAACGGGTATGTGATCGAAGATTTGACCTGCAAGGCTGGCCCGGCAGTTTGGGGAAAGATTGTCACTACCGCATACGAGCGACACAGTGCAGACAAGGTGGTGGGAGAAAAGAACTATGGCGGGTCGATGGTCGAGCATGTAATCCAGACCGCCAGGAGGAACACTCCGTATCGTGGAGTGACAGCGACAAGGGGCAAGGTTGTCCGGGCCGAGCCGATTTCTGCATTGGCAGATAAGGGTCGCATCCGGCATGGCGGGTATTTCCCAGACCTTGAGGACGAACTGTGCGCCATGACCACCAAGGGTTATATGGGGGAGTTATCGCCAAACAGGGCAGATGCTTATGTTTGGGCGTTCACTGAGCTTTTCGGGGAGATTGTCACTGGCAACACCTGTAAATTCTTCGATCAGCCACTAAAAATTAACACGGGGTACATACGATAATGGCACGGCCACGGAAGATTATTGAGGCAGAGGCTCCGATTGCTGGCGTTGATGTGATTGGTGAAGACCAGACTGTTGATCCTGTAGAGCAAGAGTCTACTACTCAAAATGTAGTTGACGACATGAACGCTCTGGCCGCAATCATCTTCGAGGGGCAAAGTCCGGACCTTCCCCTGAATGAGCGGGTGCGCCGGATCAGGAACGCGGTAATCGAAAGGGGTTGGGGGGCACTGCTTCCCATGCTTGTCATCCCAGCAAAAGGCTTTGAGAGATACCTGTGAGAGAACAAGAGCTTGTCGCAATAATCAGAGCACAACGGGCGCAATCCCTTGGCGTTGACGATGGAGATTTGTCAACTCAGCGAGCGACCGCGCTTGACCACTACCACGGGCGGCCTTATGGCGATGAGCAGGAAGGGCGGTCGCAGGTTGTCAGTAAGGATTTGGCCGAGGCTGTCGATTGGGCTATGCCTGCCATTATGCGGGTATTTACTGCTAGTGGGAATATTGCAGAGTTTATCCCGGTTGGCCCAGAGGATGAGGACGCGGCAGAGCAGGAGAGCGATTACACCAACAAAGTGATTATGCAGGACAATGATGGATGGTTGTTGCTGCACGACGCTTGCAAGGACGCTTTGCTGCTGAAGAACGGCTATGTAAAATACTGGTGGGACACCTCGGAGAAGATCGAAGAGGAAGAATACAGCGGCATTACCCTGGAAGAGCTGGTTAAGATTTCGGCAGACCTTGAGGCAAACGGGGCTGACATAAAGATCGTGGCCCAGGAAGAGAAGGTCATCGCCGGGCCGGACGGGATGCCTGTATCCCTGTTTGATATTCGTATCAAGGTAACAACCAAGACCGGAAAGTGTGTCATCCAGGCAGTTCCGGCGGAAGAGGTACGAGTATCAAAGCGTTGCCGGGGATCATTGCAAGACTCGCCATTCACTGAGCATGTGACAGTCAAGACCCGCTCAGAATTGATCGAGATGGGGATGCAGAAAGATTTTGTTTATGCCCTTTCTCCGATAGCTGGCAATAACAACGACCAACAGGTCAACGCTCGCGACTCCGTGGACGATGAGAGCGGCGATTACGGAGCGGCAGTTGGCGACAAGTCGCAGGATGAGATAGAGTTTTGCGAGGCGTATATCAAGGTTGATTGGGACGGTGACGGCATTGCAGAGCTCCGCAAGGTTGTAACGGTCTCCGACAAAATACCACCCGGCGAAGAGTGGAACCAAGTAATCCCAGCAGTTCCCATGACGTCGTTTGTTCCAAAGCGTATCCCGCATAGGCATGTTGGCGAATCGTTGGATGATGATCTTGCTGACCTACAGGAGATTAAGACCGTTCTTTCCCGGCAAATGCTGGACAACATCTACTTGACCAATAACAATCAGTGGATTGTAAACGAGCGTGTTAACCTCAAGGACTTTTTGCAATCTCTTCCGGGCGGGGTAAAGCGTGTTTCTGGGCAAGAGCCTGTCTCTGGCAGCGTTGAGCCTGTTATCTCTCCCTCTATCGTCGGGCAGATACTACCGGTTATTGATTACATCGACACCCTCAAGGAAACCCGTACGGGCATTAGCAAGACAACCTCAGGACTTGACCCTGATTCGTTGCGTGACAGCACCAAGGGGGCGTTCCTAGAGAACCTGAACCGCGCCAGTCAGAAGATCGAAATGATCGCACGGATGCTGGCAGAGACAGGGGTAAAAGAGCTTGTCCGGCAGGTGCATGGGGTGCTCCTCCGGTATCAGGACAAAGAGCGCGTTATCAAGATGCGCGGCCAGTATGTCACCGTGAATCCGAGAGAGTGGAAAGAGCGAAACGATCTGGTGGTTAAGGTTGGGATCGGCACCGGCAATGAGCAGGAGAAGCGGGAAAAGCTGATATTGATGGTACAGGCACAGGAGAAGCTGGCGGGGCTTGGGTTGGTTGGCCCACAACACGGATATGCGTTATTTGCAGATATAGCCAAGAATCTTGGGTTTGAGTTGCCGGAGAAATATGCGTTTGACCCGGCATCGCAAGAGTTTATGCAATTCCAGCAGCAGCAGAAGGGCCAGCCCAATATCCTTGCCGAGGCCGAGAAGATCAAGGGCGAGTTTGCCATGCAAAAGATGCAGTTTGATGGGCAAGTAACGCAGATGAAAGAGGCCCATAAGCACGAAATGGACCTGTTAAAGATGCAGTATGACGCATCGGAGCGGAGAGCAGAGCGGGCCAGCAAAGAGGCAATTGAGGCCGCCAAGCTGGAAATGCAGGCCTTTTTAGAGGGATTAAGGGTTGATATCGGGCCGGTTGGGATGGGGGAGATGCCCAATGTATAAATCAGAGATATTCAAGGCAACAGATGCAAAGGCGCTACTTGCCAACCCCATATTCAAAGATGCGTTTGTTAAGGTTGGCGAATACCTGGAAGCGCAAGCCTTATCCTGCGATCCAAACGACCAGGGCAAAGCGCAGCGGGTGATTGTGGCAAAGCAGATTCTTGCCGGGATCAAGCGGGAGATCACCAAGATTGTGGAAGAAGGAGACATTGCGCAGATCAGGATGGACGAGGTTGAGCAGCGCAAGGGATTGAAGCGGTTTATCAGATAATCAAAAGGAGAGCATCACAATGGCAGAGGAAAACGGGAACCCTACCGGAAACGGCGCAAGTACCATTGAGCGGCTGGAAAACTTTCTCACAGCAGAGGAAGCACCAGCCAAAATAGAACAACCGGCAGCAGCACCAGCCGAGCCGGTAGTAGAAGAAGTGGCCGAGGTTGAACCCGAAGCAAGCGATGATAGCACAGAGGTAGAAGGGCCGCAGATCACCACCGACGATCTTTCCGCGCTTCTAGGGGTCGAGGCTAGTATGTTCGATGCTGACGAAGATGGAAACGTAGTAATCAAGACTAAGATCGACGGGAAGGAAGGATCAGCCAAGCTCAACGACATTCTGGCCGCCTACCAATTGCGGGGGCATGTAGACAACCAGAGCCGAGAGGTTGCAGAGAAGAAGAAAGCACTTGATGCACAGGCCGCAGAGTTTCAACAGCGGGCAGAAGCGAAGCTGCAAGAGGTTGAAGACATTGGCACCCTTGCCCATCAAGAGCTGATGCGTGAGTTTCAGGCAATTAACTGGCAGGAGTTGAGGCAGTACGAACCCGCAGAGTATGCGGCTAAGCTGGCCGATTTCCAGATACGTCAGGGCAACCTGAATGCGTCAATGCAAAAGGTGCAGGAAGAGCGGCAGAAGATTGCCGAACAGAACCAAGCACAGGAACAGACGATGATGGCGGCAGAGGCGGCCAAGATGCGAGCGCAGATTCCTGGCTGGTCTGATGATGCGGTTGCCGCTAAAGAATGGGCAGAACTTGAGGCCCATGTGCAGAAAGACCTTGCCGCATGGGGCGAGCAGCCCGAAAGCCTGAATGTTGTTAAAAAGGCGTTCCATATCAACCTTTTGCGTAAGGCAATGCTGTATGATAAGATGATGGAGAGTAAGGCCGGGGTGGAGAAGAAGGTGCGTATCGCGCCGAAACTCGTCAAGCCCGGGCAGGCCCCGTCAGCACAAGATGGAAAAGCAAGAGAGTTCAACAACCTACGTTCAACAATCAAAAAATCAGGCGGTAAACAGGGGATCAGAGAATACCTGATTGCCTCCGGTAAAGTTTAGGAGCAACAACCATGGCACAGCCAGCAGATACTTTTTCGAGCTATGATGCAATCGGCAACCGTGAAGACCTTTCCGATATAATCTATGACATTTCCCCAGCAGACACTCCGTTTCTGTCTGCTATCCCAAAGACCACGATGACCGGCACCAAGCATGAGTGGCAGAAGGACAGCCTCACCGCAGCCAGTGCCACCAATTTTGTAATCGAGGGCGATGACGCCACCACCGATGCGACCACCGCCACCTCTCGTATTTACAACTACCGGGCTATCTCCGACAAGGTTGCCCGTGTAACCGGCACCCAGGAGGCCGTCTCCAAGGCTGGCCGGAAATCTGAGATGGCCTACCAGATGGAAAAGCGCATGAAGGAGTTGAAGCGGGATGTAGAGAAAATCCTGCTTGAGAACAACGCTTATGTAGCCGGTAACGACACTCTGGCAGCAGAGTGCGCAGGCGCACAGGCATGGATCAAGACCAACACCAGCATCGCCGCCGATGCAGTAGCATCAACCGGAGACGGCTCTGATGCCCATACCGATGGGACTGCAAGAGCGTTGCAGGAGTCTTTTGTCGAGACCGCTCTGGCCTCTGCATGGACGAACGGCGGGAACCCCACCATGGGCGTGTTGAACGCGTTCCAGAAGCGGAAGTTTGCTACCTTTTCCGGTTCCGGGACCACTACCCGCGATGCTGACACCAAGAAGGTCATCAACACCGTTGACGTGTATATCGATCCGCTCGGCAACGAGGTAACTCTTGTCCCTTGCCGCCAGTGTCCTACCGATGTTGTGTATTTCATGGACCCTGAATACGTTAAATTTGCCACCCTGCGGGATTTCCATACTGTTGCGCTGGCAAAGACCGGCGACAGCGAACGGAAGCAGATCATTGTTGAATATACCCTGGAAATGTGTACCGAAGCCGCGCACGCTGGCGTGTATGACCTTACCACTTCTTAATCATAACGGGGGGAGCAATCCCCCTTAATTTGGAGGCACGATATGTCGCACAAGATTAAACAGAGTATCGACGGCGGGGTGGACATTACGGACGGGGTAACGACCCTCGGATCAGTTGCCGCTCCTACTGCTGGCTCTGTGACTGTGAAAGAGTTCAAGTTTGGGCCGTTTGTTCGTACTGACTTCACCTTCACCGCTGCCCGTGTTGTCGTGACGGACGGGGCTGCTTCCGGGTCATATGGAGCATTGCCGATTTACACCTTTCCTACTGCGGCCATTTCGTTCCTTGGGACACGGCAGGACTACACCGCTTTCGCAGAGGGCGCAGCGCTGACTGGGGGGGCTGGTGATGCCGCCTTTGAGATTGGCCTTGGCACCACGGCTATTTCAGCGGCGGCAGACGGCACACTTGGCAACGGGGTAAATGAGAATGTGGGGCAGGCTGTCGCTGTAACCCTTTCTGGTGGAACCGGGACAGGAACCGCAGTTGACGGGGCAAAGACCGTGGCTCTGAACGGGACCGCAACGGCTATCTCTTTGAATATGAACTTTTCCGGCTCTGCTGCAACCATTGATGCGACCAGTTACCTGAACGTGACCGGCACCGCTTCTGTCCTTTGGGTACACATGGGCGACGATTAACAAGTGGCCCTTCGGGGCCACTCCTGTCGGTGCCCCGAACTGTATTTTGCATTTAAATTAAGAGGAAGAGTTATGGGCAGATACAGAAGTCAGCAGATTGCATTCAGGAACGCACTGGTAGAGGCCCCGATAGATTTCACTGCTCTGCCAGAAGCAGTGTATCACAATGGGAAGATAGTGCGATGCAACCCGCTTGTTGCAGGGCAAGGCTATTTCTACATGGTGTCAGACGGCACTTATTGGCGGCCATATGGCGGGGAGCAGAAACTCTATGTTTTGGCAGCCCCTATTGATATGGCGGTAAATAACTCGGCGCAGTTGCTTGTCCAGGTTCCTATTCCACCTGGTCTTATCCCAGATGGGCGGGCATATCTTAAAACTGTGCTTGGCGCAGATAAGTTGCTTGGTACCACGGATACCTGCACCACATACCAAAGGCTTGGGCCGTTGGGTACAGCTGGCGACCCAACACTTTTTGGGGCTACCATGACGACCACCAATATATCCATTGGGACAACCCAAGAGTGCAACAGGACAAGCTCAACGACAGTAAGAAAGCATGGAAACGGGAATGCCTATGCCAATAATGCTCTCTCGGGTGTTTCCACGGCAGCCAGAGCAGCAGCAATCACGGTTGGAAACCTTGATACTACGACAAACTATTTCAGCGTATTCTTGCAGATGACCACTGGGACGACTGAATATGGTCAGCTTCACTCTTTCACCTTGGAGATTATGGGATGAAGATAAATCTGACATTGGAAGAAAGAGAGGCAGTGCAGAACAAAATCCTTTGTGTTGGTCAAAATACCGCAGAGGGAGAAGAGCAGCTTTGGACGGTGTATGTGGAAGGGGACGCGATACCGCTATGATGCAAGAGACAATCTATTACGACGAGCAGGCCGATAAGCTGATTGTCAAAACCAGCTACGACAATAGCGATGTTCTCAAGGCAAACGCAGAAGCCCGCAATGACCAACCGGATGGGTTCGGGAAATACAAGGGGCGCACATTGTTCCTCGCCGGGAGTTTCCACTTAGGCGATTTGATTCGGCTTAAAAACATGGGCTATAACCTCTTTTCACCAGACCCGGACGAAAGGCGGCGTGTCTTGTGCTACATCCAAACCAATGAACCAGACCTTATGCGCGTAAAAGGTAAGCCGTTCGCAAGGACAAGAAACAAATGGGCATAAAGGTTGCCATCATAGGGCTTTCCCCGTCTACCCACGACCAAGCGCCTTGGGGCGATCCCTCATGGGAGAAATGGGGGTTGCCGTGGGATTCTGCATGGCCGCAGATGGATCGGCTTTTCGAGATGCACGACATCCGCCTTTTGGAAAGCGAACACAGCAAGCGTCCAGAGGGGTATATCGACCGGCTGAAAGAGTCGTATGTCCCTGTTTACATGCAAGAAGAATATTTCCCAAGCGCGACCAAGTACCCTTTCGAGATTGCGCGGTATTACAACTCTTCTGTTGCTTACGCAATGGCCCTTGCAATCCATGAGGGGGCAGAAGAGATCGGGCTTTGGGGCGTTGACATGGCAGATGGGGAGGAATACACCTACCAGCGGCCAAACATGGAATATCTCATCGGCCTGGCAGAAGGGAAAGGGATCAAGGTATACATCCCGAAAGAATCGCACCTTTGCCGGTTTGCCGGAGAGGGGATAAAGTTTTACAACCACAATCCGGTTTACGTTGACCGTTACGGGTGGCTTGGATGAGTCTCAATTCGTATACTACGATAAAAACAGCGGTAGGGACATGGCTTGATCGGTCAGACCTTGCCGGGGTTATTCCTGACCTAATAACGATGGGTGAGGCACGGATATATCGAGATTTACGGATTGCCGCCATGGAAACAGCTATATCAACGGCTATCACGGCTGGGGTTGTGGCTGTTCCTTCTGGGTATATCGAAATGAAGCATTTGTATGTTGACGGTGCGCCTGTGCAAAAGCTCCAGCGCAAGACGGCAGAATGGATTTACACAAATTATCCATCCCGCGCAGCGGACGCAAAGCCATTGTTTTTCGCAAGAGAAGGCGGGAATTTTATTTTCGGCCCGTATTCGGACAGCACATACACCATCAAAGGCAGCTATTACAAGCGGCTTGATGCTCTCTCAGCAAGTAATGAGACAAATTGGTTTACAGATAATGCCCCGGAGTTGGTATTGTTCGCGGCCCTTTCAGAAGCAGAACCTTATCTTGGTAATGATCCAAGAGCGATCTTGTGGAAAGCGAAATATGACGATGTGAAAAACGCTGTGCAACGTCAAGATAACAATGAAGAG